GTTTGGCACTTTGCCCATAAATACCAGGCCCTTACCCGTGAGGGCAGAGCATCCTCTGAATGTGGCCGTCGTGGTGACAATGGTCGAATAACTGCTGAGGTTGAATATCGTGCTGATGTTGGTTCTCAGTTGCACGCAGCCGTCAAACAGGTAGCCGATTGTCGTGGCCGGTAAGTTATTCAGCAGACCGGCCCCGACCTCTTCCAGTGCGACGCACTCGGCAAACACATTGGTAAAAGTCGTGGCGTTGATACTGGCGACAAAAAGGCCGGCAGGCACTGAACGCAGGTTTTTACATCCCCTGAAGGTCTGGCCGTATGCCGTCACCAGCGGGTTACCACTGAACAGATTTTCCGGTATTTCCACCACGCCGGTATTCTGGAACGTTGCGCCAAATGCGGTGATAAGCGGGCACGATGCAAACAGCGACGGCGGAATGTTCACCAGTGCCGCGCAGCCGTAGAACGTAGAACCGGCACTGATCAGCAGGGGGTTATGTTTCAGTAAATCAGCAGGCAATACCGCCAGCGCAGTACAGCCGGAGAAGGTCAGCGTCAGGGAAGTCAGGTTGACACAACCCGCAAACAGATCGGACGGCAGCGCGGCCAGCGCGGTGCAGTCCTGGAAGGTGCTTCCCATTGCCGTCAGAGAGGTAAGATCGCTGAACAGCTTTTCAGGCAGTACGGCAAGGCCAGAGCACTGGTTAAACAGGCCGGTGACATTCGTCACTTTGCTGCATCCTGCAAACATATCCCCGGCCAGCGATACCAGCGCCGTGCAGCCCATAAATGTATAGGTCAGGTTAGTCAGGGAACTACAGTCACGAAATGCCCCGGCCCCGATGCTTTTCAGGGATGTACATTGGGTGAATGCATAATAGAACGTCGTGACCAGTGATTTACCTGCAAATGCCTCTGCTCTGACGGCTGTCAGTGAAGAACAGGCATAGAAAGCCCGGTCAAAGCTCGTTGCCTTGTTACAGTCAACAAACGACGGTAGCGCCGTTAATGCTGTGCAACTATTGAAGACGCTGGCAAAGGTAGTTGCACTGACACACCCCTCAAAAATATCATCGCCCACTTCTTCCAGAACACGGCAATAGTAAAAAGCGGAGGAAAATGTTTGCGCAAGCGCACAGCCAGAAAACACAGCTTTTCCCGCTTTTACCAGTGAAGAACAGCCGGAAAAAACGGTTCCAAAATGGTTAACCAGGGGTAAATCCTTAAAGAATTCATCAGGCACAGACAGCAGTTGCGTGCATCCACTGAATGCCCCGCCGAAATGCGTAGCTTCCAGGCAGTTGCGGAACAGGCGCGGCGGTAGCTGCGTCAGCGCCGTGCAGTTCCTGAAAATCGCAGTAAAGACGCCACCAGGCACATCGCTGAATAAATCTTCTGACAATGTTGTCAGCGCACGGCATCCATCGAAGGTATAACCGAAGTTATTTCCACTGACACACCCGTCAAAAATGCCCGTCCCGGTATCGATAAGGGATGTGCATCCCGAAAACGCACTGGTGAAATGCGTCGCAGCAGCACAGCCCTGGAATGTGTTTTTGCCAGCACTCAGCAGCCGCGTGCAGTTCTCAAACACTGAGGTGAATAGCGTCACCTGAGATAATTCGCTGAACAGCCCATCAGGAACAGCAGCCAGTGCCGTGCAGCCATAAAACGCCGACGAGAAATTTGTGGCACCAGTAATCCGCGCGAATAAACCCTCTGGCAGTTCAGTCAGCGACGAGCAGCCCCGGAAAACAGAGTTACAATTCTGAATATTCGGCAGATCGTCAAAAGCCCCGGCATGAACCTTGTAAAGGCCAGTTGCGCCACTCGCGAAAGAAACAAGATTGTCCCTGTCTCCCGTCAGAAGAATGATTTCCTGCACAGGATTCAACGTCACTGAAACGTTACCCACAGTGCGCTGGAAACTGGCGGTTTCCGTGTTCTTAACCGTTATTGTGTACTCTTCTCCCTCCACAACGTCACGCGTCGGAATAACCCAGCCATACACAGCACTGGCAGCATCAAAACGGTATTCCCGGCTGTCTGTTCCGTCGCCATAATCAATCGTGAAATCCTCATCCATGCGCACGTAGAACAACGGACGGCTTGCATTGTCGATGCGGGTGATGAACTTCATCACCGCGACCACTTTCACGTTGATCACCGCGCTGACGCCGTTAGTCGTCGTGACGGTGACCGAACAGGTGCCCCGTTTCACGCCCGTAACCAGAATAGCGCCGTTGACTATTCGGGCAGTCGCGATTGTTTTATCCGACGTGGTTACCGTAAAGGTTTTATCTTCCGCGTATTCAGGGAGGATGGTCACCGTGACCGTTTCCGCGTCACCAGGGGCCAGATTCAGCTCGTAGCGGGATAAAACCACCTGCAACGGGACAAAGCGCGGCGTGATTTTCTCCGTGGCGTACATGTAACCGGCCGCATATGAGGTTCCCTGAAGTCGGCCAAATACATGAACGGAAAACCAGCTGCGCAGGTTCCTGGCGCGCAGCACCGCCAGTTTCAGATCCTGCTGGTCGTATTCCGTCACCGGCAAATCGTTCTGATACACGTTCAGGCGAAAGGTATACGGATCCCCTTTCGGGTTCTGATTGAACCATTCAACAATATCCGTCCCAAAAGGACTGTCCACCAGGGCATGACGGACAGCGGCGACCGTACCGCGATGGCGGTGGATGTAGTGGGCGCGCTTGATCGCATCGCGTTTCTTTTGCTCTGACCAGTCAATATTCCAGGTATCAACCTGATATTCCCACGCTAGCCACGGCAGGAGCGCCAGCGGGCAGCTGTCAGGATCTTTCACCCAACGGATAAGATACACAGGTATGCGCGCCAGTGCGGCGGCGCTGGCCCTGTCAATGGCCCGCTCCACGGCGGTGGCGTTGGGCGGCAGAATGCTGGCGGGATAATTAGCGGTCATAGTCCATCACCACAAGATTGATTTTCACAGAGGTGCAATGAGGCGCTTCGCCCATCGTCGCCACGACGTCGGCGGCCGGTGAATGCAAATCGACAGTGACAACGCCGTCCTGATGCAGCGCCCCGTCGATGCCCGACCGTGCAGCGGTGGCGTTGATAAGATGCACAGAGGCGGTGTATTCGTTCAGTGCGGCAGTGGCTTTTTCCAGCACCGTGGCAGTGTCCACGCCGTAAGGGACGTAAATGTCAGCAACCACCTGATAATTCACAATCACAGCGGAACGGACGTAATCAGCCACATAATCCGTAATCGGGCGCACGTCTTCCGGGTTTACCGCCGCCAGGACTTTATCGAGCAGCGCCTGCGGGGCGGTCCCATCTCCGGTGCGTGACAGCACGTAAAGGAAAACGCGGCCCTCCTGATCATGCGTCTCCGGGCCATAGGCGCGCACGTCGAGCACATCCGAATCAGCTCCCAGTGCAAAATAGTGATAGGCATTACGGGCACCTGCCGTGCTCAGGCGCGCCCATGAGAGCAGCGTGCGGGCGCGCAGCTCTTCATCGCTTTCGTATACGGCGTCCGCCTCGTCGGTGGCTTCGGCAATCAGCAGGCGTTCAGTGTCAAAATTTCCCGCGACCTGATCGAGATCCGCCCCCAGGGCGCTGGAAAGCAGCACCGCGCGCACGGCTTCATTGATGCGTTGCAGCAGATGGATCTCGCGATAGGTGAATGCCTGAGCCAGCGCGGCCATCGGTTCAGATTCCAGTAACAACGCAGCAGACACAGAAGCCTGAAGTTCCGCAGGCATGGCCGCCACGATAAGCGCCCGGATATCAGTCAGCACCGTTTCATAATCGGGCACCTCGACGATATCAGGCTGCGGGATCTGAGATAAATCGACGGACGTTTGCACACTAGCTCCTTAACCTGATGGTGTTGCTGGTTTCTGTCATGGTTTCCGTGATGGTGCCGCTCAGCTCGGCGGTCACTGCGCCTGTTTCTGAAAACACCACGTTGACGGTAGTCAGGCTGATCCGCGGCTCCCACTGCGCCAGCGCGATAGCGGCGGCGCCCATCAGTTGCATGCGGGTGACGGCGTTCTGCGGCGCATCGAGCAAATCAGGGATCGCGCTGCCAAAGTCCCGGCGCATCACACGGGAGCCTGTTGGCGTGGTGAGGATTTTTGTCACGGACTGCCAGAGCTGATCGTGATCGGTCAATGCGACGGTGCCTTCCGGGTTCATCCCGGTATAACTGGCTGTCATTGCGGGTCTCCCGTGGTACTCCCGCCAGACTGCACGCCACCGTGTTTATGTTCGTGCACGGTGATCCCGTTTGACTGCAACACGCCGCCGGAGTGGATCACATCACCGGCCATCGTTCCGCCGTGGGTCAGTTCGAAAGTGCGCGCTTTAAGTTTTTCTGTGCATACCACCTCGGGCGCGTCCAGCGTGACGCGGGTTTCTGCCTGGATATGCGCGGTTTTAATGCCGGTCACGGCCAGCGCTCCGGCATCGTCGGCTGCGTCGTAATGCAGGCGAGCGCCATCCGGTGCGGTGATGATGATTTCCAGCAGGCTGCTGCCCGTTGGCGGATTATCTGCGCTGTATGCAGAGCCAATCACAAACGCGTTTTCAGGGTTGCCGCCCGGGCAACTGATCCAGACCTGCTCCCCTATGGAGGGCGGCAGCCAGATGCTGAACGCCCCGGCGCGGGTGACGTTCCAGCGGATCCAGGTGGTCAGCAGCCTGCCGGAGCGAACGCGCACCGCTTTCTTGTCAGCGCTGATTTGCTCCACCACACCCTGGCGCAGTATGTTTTCCAGCAGGCGCATCAGCTCGGCATTCATGACGCGCCGCCCAGACTGCTGATAGCGGCGTTTTCCGTAGCGATCAGGTCTGCCGGAGTCATGCCCAGCAGTTCGCGCACCGGGTACTGTGCGTAAGCGCCCGGACCAACTTCGTCTTTGAGGCCGTACTGGTGAATACGAGCAATGCGCGCAGCGATGCCGTCAAATCCTACGGTGACGCCGCCCGCGTCCGGTCTGACCTTCATAAAACGCAGGGTGCGCAGGCGGGTAAACATCGGCGCTTTTTTTGTCTCCGTCTGCGTCGCTGATTGCGTTTTGATTTCCAGATACCGCTCGATATCGGCCCGGTAGAAGGTACGTATATCACGGCGCTTCTCATCAAATCCCGTGATCGTCCGGCCATATTTACCGCGCCCGCCCCGCCAGTTTTTCAGCGCCCGCACCTCGTTATTCCAGAAGAACTTGATCCCCTGCCGGGTGCGGTAAACTTTACGACGGCGCACGGCATAGCCGCTACCGTCCGGGTTTTTCTGTGAGGCGATGCGGCGCTGCTGACTGCGGCGCACTGCCAGGCCAATTTTGCGCGCGGTACGGGTGCGCCCCGCCGGGCTGACGCCGTCGAGGATGTCCCGAAAGACCTGTTCCAGCTCGCTGAACATGCGATCGCTCACGCTCCGGCCTCCTGAAGCATGCCTTCAAATACCAGCCCCCAGCCTGCGGCGTGGGGTGCCAGCACGCGCGGGCGCGGCTCCGGCAAATGCTCGGCATACGGCACCCCGTTTTCATCCAGCTGCACCAGTACCCGCTGACGCACCGGCAGCTCAAACATAAGATCGGCGGTGTCGTCGCTGTTAATCAACGTGGTGAATTTAATCTGCTGGTTTTTATCCGGGTTCAGCAGCAGATCGGGCTGATTAAACCAGAGCCAGGCCATCAGCGGCAGCGTGAAGTCGTCAATGCTCCCGGCGTAGTTCATGACGAACAGCACCAGAGAATAGCGGTACATGAAAGACGGCGTTTCACCGGTCGTTTCAATGCCACCCTCTTCAACAAACACCGTCCAGGCTTCCGGGTTCGCCCGGCACCAGGTGTTTGCTTTCTCTATGGCGGCGCGGAGTGTGTTTATCTTCAGCATTTATGGCTCCTTTCGGGTGTTCTGGCGCAGGCTGTCCCACTGGCGGATCGCCGCTTTGTCAGCATTGCAGGCATCAAGTGCATCCATCAGCCTGTCACTGAATATCGCCACCGCGCCCCAGGTCACCGGCTCGTCCAGCGCCGGGCGCGGCGTCTCTTCGGTCAGGCTCTCCGGGACGGGTTCACGGTTCAGCTGAATGACCGTCGCGGGCGGTGCGTTTTTGCAGGCTGCGGCTGATAACGTCAGGCACAGGAGCAGCAGCGCACGTGTCACCATTGATCGCGACCTGCATGGCTTCACGTCGGCGCTCCCCTTCTGCATTACGCTGTTGT